TCTACAAGAGATTTATCATTCCAAATAATCAGTTTGCTGTTTAGCGACAAAGTCACAATCTTAATCAAAGACTGCAACAGGTCACCGTTTGAGTTTGAGCCTAGCTGTTATTATAGATACAAGCGTGAACCTGGACCACCAGCGGAGAAGTCTGATCCTAATCCCTTGACGATGATTAAGTGGTAGTATAGCGAAGCGCCGAAGATATAATCTACGACACCATAACGGGTCATCAAACCAACTCGTGGTGTGAAGTCGTTAGCGCCAACTGTACGTTGAATCATCACAGGAATATAAGGACAATAGACAATACCGGTATCGTAGTACTCAGTGCCTTTGTATCCTAATAGAGCGTATTCCAAAGAAGCGGAACGTGCACCGGAAAGGTTTTGAGCCTCTGTGCGAGTGTCACGATAAACTGTGAAACGGCCACCAACTGTACCAACTTTGGCAATGCCAGTTGGTTGTGTGTTGATGTTTCCATTAACAGTCATCCATGTGAACTCGGGTAGCATTTCTAGAATTGTGCAAACGCGCGGAGTTGCTATAATGAAATTAGCAGAACCACGACGATTACGAATAGCAATTCTATTTGCCTCAACGATTACCTTGGAATAGAAGTCGCGATTGCGTTCTCCTAACCAACGTGCATCTGCAGAAGCTGCATACCAGAAGCTATATCCTGTACCTGCGCCAGCGTTTAGAGAAATTTGGAGCATTCTGACAATCATTTCACGGTCGATCTCGGCTTGAATTTCATAGCTCATCGCGTTTGTTAATTCAGAGTCGATATCTAATCCGTTCATGTTCTTCAAGTCTTGCTCTAATTCTACAGACCAACGAGCAGCTAGACGGCGTGTGCCGGCTTCTACTGCGATCTTGGAGAACTCAACAGTCACTTGAGGAATATTACCAGTCAATTCCAATTGGCTCAAAATAGCAGCTACACCTTTATCAGCGTCAACCATTTCAAAGTCGGCGTTTCCGGCGATTTGAGATGAAGATGCGCCAGTAAAGCGTGTATCTAAATTTTGATAACCAATTTCACGAGCGGCGATTGTATCAGCACTGAATAGATTACTACGATTGATGTTAGTGCCACTTGGGGTAGCACCATTTGCATAACCGTCTAATCCATTAGCACCGAGACTTTGTGGCTCGTATCTATAACGCATAGCGAATGCCATTCCAACCGGACCACTCATGGGCTGTACACCAACGATTTCGTTGGTAATCAACTCAGGGAAAGTACGGCGAACCATCGGAATTAATACTTTAGGCATACGGGCATCACCTGTAGCATAACGATCGTTACCAGTTGTGGCACCAAAAGCGTAGTTAGGACTATAGAGGGCAGTGCCGGGGGTGCCGAAGACACCTCCACCACCAGCTGTGTTACCAGCTTCTTCTAAGCACCAACGTTCTTGGTTTTCCATCAACATAGCAGTCGCTAAGCGGCTGTGCTCGTTTTCAATAGGGCTAACCTTATCACTTGAAAAATCTAGCATTGGAGCCCATTTTTCAAGCAATTGTGTTGCTCTATTAGCATTAATATAACCTGGAGCGGAACTTACATTACTCATATGTTTTATTTTTTACTGTGGATATATTTCGGGAAATTCGTCGTGAATTTCTCCAACTGGAAATTAGCGAACGCTTTTTAAGGCGCTAACGTAAAAATCTACCGGTGAAGACTGACTCGTTTTAGTTGCAGATTCATTAATTGTTTGAGTCGGTACTTTGGCATCTTTAGAAATGGCGGTTTTTGCTGCTACTTTGGCAATGTTGTTAGTAAGATTTCTATCTTCTCTTTCAAACATTTGAACAACATAGTTAAAATTTTCTTCTATATAAGAGGGAGATTTGTCATTTAAAATTTTGCTGATAAAATCTTTTTTTATAGAAGACATACCTTTGGTTTTTTGTTCTAACAAAAGTGATGTTTTAAAATTCTTCAATTGTTCATTCAATTGAAGTTTTTCTCGGTGAGATTCGTGTAATTGAGATTCTAGTTCATCAATACGACGTTTGCCGGTGACAACAACTTTTTTAACATTTTCATTAATAGTACCTGGATCTAGTGCTAAAAGTTTTTTGATTTGTTCTAATTGAACTCTAGCCGATGTATTGGCGACTGCTTCTTGTAGTTGATCTTGGGGAACGATTTTATCTAAATAAAGATCTAAATAATTGCTCA